TACTTAACTAAGGAGAGGGGGAGACCCCTCTTTTCCACCAAATTACGGAGTAACTTATGGCAACAATAAAAGTAATAGACATCGTGGAGCGTGTTGAAGACATTCTTCAGGACACAAATGTTCGTTGGCCGCGCTTAGAACTGCAGAACTGGATTAATGAATCCTATCTACAAATCATTCTAATGCGCCCAGATGCGAACTCAAAGACCTCTACCCTTACATGTGTAGCGGGGACACGTCAAACTTTAGCCGTAAGTTTCCCAACTGGACTACGCCTACTAGATGTAGTCCGAAACCTATCTACTTCTTCGAGTAAGAAGGTAATTAGACTTATTAGTCGAAGCGTTTTAGACGACCAGCGTCCTTCTTGGCACGCTGAGACTGGGACAGCGAATATTGAGAACTATACGTTCGACCCAAGGCAGCCTAAAGAGTTCTTTGTGTACCCGCCGGCTACTACATCGGCTCAAATTGAAGTTGTGTACGCAGATGCCCCAGGAGCTCACGTGCTTACTGAGGCACAACTAGACCCAGTAGCAGGAACTCCTAGTACGGAAGTCATTAAGTTAGATGATACGTACTTAAGTTCTATTATCGACTGGGTCTTGTACCGTTCTTACTCGAAAGATGCTGAGTACGCGGCTAATGCACAGAGAGCAGTGGCTCATAACAACGCTTTCCTAGCAGTGATAGGCGCAAAAACACAGAGTGATGTAAGCTCTGCACCTCAAGAGAGCTAAATATGGCAGTAATATGGGATAAGTTATACCCTTACGTACAACCTTACGTACCTGGCTGCCCTGAAGTTGTTATAAAAACACACCTACAAGAAGCGGCTGCGGAGTATTGCTCTAATAGTGAGATATGGCGCTATAACTTAGAGCCTAGCTACACTAGCAAAAACACATCCGACTACGAGCTAGATGTGCCTAATAGGGCTGTGCTAGAGAATATTATGATACTTGTACTAGATGGAGTACCCTTGACCAAGGTGTCGGATAGACATTTCAATCCTGGTTCTAATGCCGATGGCTCTGTTTTAACAGGCACCCCTACACACTACAGTGTGTTCGAAGATGCTAGTATCCGTATGTATCCTACCCCTATTACTAAACATACGTTCACTGGCGTTTTAGTCGTTAAGCCTAGCTTAGCGTCTAAAGGACTAGAGAACTTTATATTCGAGTCCCACGGTCGTAATATCGCAGCAGGAGCTATTGCTCGAATCGCTGGAATACCTAATAAGGAGTGGAGCAACCCTGACGTTTCTATGGTAAGTAAGATTGAGTTTGAAAAAGCTATAGTTGTTGCTAAAGGTAGAGATACTCGCCGCGTTAACATGCGCGTAGCACCAGTTAACTTTTAGTTGACAACGAGACACCGTTAGGGTAAAGTTAACCTAACTTTAGTTGCATACCAAATGCTGAGAACAACCCGACTAGTCGGTTAAATATTGGAGGCCTAAATGGCATATTACGATACAATCAACCTCGTATCCGGGGATGACAAACCAGAACTGAACTTCACGTTGCGTGATTCTAATACTGCGGCTACAGGTAAAACCTTAGACGAAGACGACGCTACAACTTGGGCTCCTATTGACTTAACTGCGCAAACCGTAAAAGTACATTTTAGGTCTCTAGGTGGTGATACCATCCTAGACACTATGACCTGTGGTAAATCCGCACCGTATACAGACGGTAAATGCTTTATGCAGTGGAACCTTACAACTTTAGATGTTGATGCTGGTACCTACGAAGGTGAGATTGAGTTAGAAGACACTTCAGGTAGAAAACAAACCATATTTGACAAATTAAAGTTCAAGGTTAGAGCGGACTTCTAATGGCATTAAGGGCCTCAATATCCCTAGCTAATCTACAGGCGTCTGTAGCTACAGAACGTCTTGTAGCCAGTACTACCTATAGTAAATCGGAAGCCACAGGTATCTGGGTAGATCCTGATTCTAAAAATAGAATGGCTAAGGATGAGTACGCACTATCCGAAGTACACTTCACATTACTCGAAAAGAATGTAATTGAGGCCATACCACTAGTAGATGTTAGTGCTTATGATTTTAAGGCATTAAAAGAAGATAGTTTATCACTTGCTGAAACATTCGCAAAAGTAGTAACGTACAAGAGGGAATTCACAGATGCTTTCACCTTAGACGACCTGAGCCAAATCGATAAAGACTTCTATGGTAACAAGGGCAATATATTTGCTTTCACAGATATCATAGGCTTAACATACGATAAAGTTTTTACAGACAGCTACACAGTAAGCGATGTAGTTTCAGTGGTTACTACGTTTAAACGTAACTTCACTGATAGTGTATCCCCAGGTGATGTTACAGCTTTAGATATATCTAAAATATCAGATGATAACTTCGTGTTTGCCGATACACAGGCTAAAGGGACTAGCAAAACTACTACAGACAACTTTGCGTTTAGCGATGCCCCTTCTGTAGGAACACACCCTTATAAAACAGATGACTTTAGTTTGTCTGAATTGTACTTAACCGCGATTACTAAGCACGTTACAGATGCTTTTGTTCTAGACGACGCCACGCAAGTAAATAAAGATTACTCAGGTAACAAAAATAATATAGTAGCCTTCACTGACGTACTGAGCAGGGTACTAGAGTACAAACGTTCTTTTGTAGATACCTTAGCCATCACGGAGTCAACTAGTGCTACTGTAACAAAAGTTATTGCTGATAATTTCATCATTTATGATGAAACCATAATGAACGGCTCGCTAGGGTCTAACGTACTAAACAGTAAGCAGTTAAACGGTAAAGCTAAAGCGTACTTAGGAGCAAAAGCAGTAGCCCTACAAACTGCTTTAGGTAGCCTTGAGGCACTAACATTTACTGAACTATCTGCTATGGTGTACGATAAAGCAGTATCTGATTCAGTTGCTTTAACTGAGAGTAATAGCATTTCCCTGGACACCTTACGAAGCGACCAATTTAATGTGGGCGATGCTTCGTATAAAGAGCTAGGAAAAGGAGAATCAGACGTATTCAACGTACAAGAACTTTTCAGTAACACCCTTAACAAGGATACGTCTGATGCGTTCAATATTAATGATATACTAGGTACAAGTTTTAATAAAACAGTAGCAGATGCATTTGTTTTAGATGATAGTACCCAGGTTGACAAGTATTATTATGGCAATAAAGGAAACATATTTGCTATAGATGATGTGGTAGTAGTTACCAAAGTAACGAGGAAACTAATGAATGGTACCTCATTTAACAGAACACAATTAAACTAGGAGTTTAGAATGATTAATGATAACTTTGCACTAACAGGTGCATTAACAATTGCAATAAATAATGAAGTAGTACAGAAGACAGAGAACTTAGTAGTCTTAGTAGGTAAGAAGTGGGTAGCTAATAGGCTTACAGACCAATCTGCTCCTGTAACTGCAACTGCGTTTGTACCAGGAACTATTTATACTATTTTAACTTTAGGAACTACCACAACTGCGCAGTGGAATACTGCTGGTGTCACAGGAACCGCTGTAGTAGGTACTACATTTACTGCAACTGCTGTAACTATTGGTACAGGTACTGCTAGATCCCATACTCAGAAAGCTGAAATGTCACATATGGCTATTGGTACTGATACAACCCCTAACTCAGGCGCTACAGTAGTTGCCGCAGGCGATACTGCTTTAGTTACTGAAGCAGATAGAAATACATTATCTATTGATGGCGGTGTGGTTACAAATAATACTATTACATATGAATGTACATGGGCAGCAGCAGATGGTACTGGTGCAATTACCGAGGCAGGTATCTTTAACGCATCTACAGCGGGCGACATGTTTGCACGTACTAAGTTTGCAGTAGTAAACAAAGGTGCTTTAGACTCTATGACTATTACTTGGACTATTACAGTAAGCTAATGCCAGTCAGGTTTAGTAATAATGCCTCTACTACTTTAAACGGGGCAGTATCGTCTTCAGTTACTTCAATTGTTGTGAATGATGCTTCAGAGTTCCCCACTTTAAGTAGTGGGGAGTACACTTACTTAACATTAGCTAATGCTACTGAGACCAAGATTGAAATTATCAAAGTAACCAGCATTAACACAAGTACCAAGACATTAACTGTAGAAACTGATGGTAGTACGCCCCCTTTACCTATTGGGAGAGGGCAAGATGGAACAGGAG